TTTCCAAATTTAACCATAAGTTTTCTGACAGCTTTTTCTGCTTCTACTCTGGTTACATAAGGAATGTTTTGTTTTTCCCAATATTCATTTACCTCATCATACTTAACACTCATTCTTAAGTTATAAGGTAAAATGTTTAGTGGGTCTTTGGGTGGTGTTGTCATAAGACATAACTCCTTTTCCAAGAACTAACTTAACTCTATTCACAATGTTTAATAGCTAAGTGATTTTTTAATCACTAATAAAAATTTCTCATAAAAACTTTTATAAATATATTCTATCATAGGCACTTTTTTAAAATCGTCTAAAAGTGAGTAAAATGTTTTTTTTAAAAAAATTATTATTAATTAGTGCGGTGTATAAACTTAAAGAAAAAGCTTTTTTGCTTTTTTAAGATAAATTTTTTTTTATTTTATTAAATAGTAATCGACATTTCTGTCGCACCACATTAAATTAATTAACATTGGCGTTGTAACAAAATGTGATCTAGGTGTTTTTAAAAAAATTAAGTGATTCGAAAAAATTAATATCCCCAAAATTTTTTAGCATTTTGTAAATAATTTTCATCAGCTTCATTATTCCAAAACATATGTGTAAAGTCTGGTTGGATGTAATCTTTAAGAATATTTGGATCATTACTAATCTTCATTAGGTTCTGTCTTACTTTAGCTCTTTGTATTATTCTAGGTATTCTTTTCTTAATATTTTCTGGTTTAAGCTCATCACAATTATCTGCATGATAAACTCTAAATTCTTTTTCATTGACATAACAAAGATAAACAGGAACTTCAAATACTGACCAATAAAAATCTACTTGTAATAAATTATAAGGTGAAGGTTTGTCAGGTAGTTTACCAGGAAACCAAGACCTAGTGCCGTCTTTCTTGACAATCCCCCTTCTTGGCATCTTACATTTATCTTCAATAATAACTTTATCCCCTTTTAAATCTATGTAACCATGTACAGGAATATTGATACCATCAAACCATTTAAAGGCTTCTATCTCTGGCTTACAAGACTCCCAACCTGGTATTGATTGATGAGCCTTATGACAATTAGCAATCATAGCTGGTACTATACTTTTATAATGGCTTAACTTTTCTTGGTCATCAGGTGTAAGTGCAACTAGCTTATCTAATTTTTCTTGTACAGAAACAAATGTCATTTGTTCTCCTGTATCTTTTCACTTTCTATTTGAAAAGCTATATTAAATTCTTCTGCAACGACATCTAGTTCTTCATAATCATCTAAGAAAAAACTCATTGGTTTTTTTAAAAACTTACTGATCTTTACTAAGTTAATTAAAGGTATTCGGTTCTCACCTTTTTCGTATTTACCTATTTGTTGATAAGTATTTTTTAAAGCTTTAGCAACTTTAGTTAATGGAACAATAGTTTCTTTACCAGTAAACTCATTAACCTTAGTTCTTCTTGCTTGTCGTAATCTTTTACCTAACTTAATGTAAAACTCATTATCTTCTGCAAAATTTTTCTTAGCTTTATTTGATAGTTTCATTGTGTTCCTTCCTTTAATTTAGAGTATAGAATCCCTTAAGTGCTTATGCAACTTTTTGTATATACTTAATTAAGTATATAAAAATCTAGCATCTTTGTTCTCTGCTTCAACAATTCTTCGGAATAATTGATTGTATTCCTTGAATGCTTTCAGAGTATGTACACATTGCCTTCCCTTATCTTTAGCAGCATAAACTTTTTTATGTGCCTTATCTAGCTTATTGTACAATCTAGTATTGCTATTTTTTAAGCTCATCATTCTCCTCACCAATAAGTTTTATATTTGCACTAATAAGTTTGTTATCGGTGATATTTGCTTTTGCAAACTCACTAGGCATTTTTTGATTATGTGCTTTTTGTGTTGCATCTTCAACACTAGCACCATCAAAAATTTCTTCAAAATCAACTGCTAATTCTAAACTTGATGTTTTCAAAACTTTAACCATTTAAAACTATATTTCTGCTATAACCTGAGTATTCTCTTTTAATTTCGTTCCTCTGTTCTAGCTTTTCAATTAGCGAACTGATTGAATTTTTACTTTTGTAACCCATTTCATTAGCCATTTCTAAAAATGTTGGCATATATCCATGTTTTGTACTATAATTTTTTAAATATTGCAATAGTCTGAGCATTTTAGGTGTCATTGGTCTAAGACCTTTTTGTTTTGTTTTCATCTATGACTAACCTCCTTAATAATTCTGTGTAGCCATTGATGTCGTCAAAGCTATCTTTTTTATAATTATCTGATTGCATAACTCTCCAACATTTAAGAAAAATCATAAATAAACCAAAGAATTTAAGGGGTATTTTAACATCTTGGTTGTTATGAATTGATAAATATTTTTCCATAATTCCTACCATTACATAAGAGGTATGGTCAAAGTGTCCATAATCATTTTGTTTTTGTTTTAATAATCTTTCTATCTCACTTATAAATTTTACATTATCTGACATAAGTTCCTTCATTGTTTTGGCAAAAATGAGCTATAACATTTTGTTTTTTATATTTTACCAATATCCAAATCTCATCATTACCCTCTGTATAATTTGGATTTTTGATATACTTTACTTTTTCTTCAAACATTTCTTCACAAAGGGGAGGTTCTTCAGAATAATAAAAAGGTATCTTTTCATATTTTAAATCTCCTCCCTTTGTAAATATAACTAAAATTAAAAAAACTACTTTCAACTAGAAAGGAATTTGTTTACTTTGAGGTTTAGCTTGTTTAGGTCTAGGTTCATTCTTGTAACCAGATAAAATATTACCTGATTCATTAATCCAACCGATTAAACCTTTGTGTCCACCAGCTTCAGAGTAATTCATTTCGCCAGTAAATTTATCATCACCTTTGAATAGAACTCCTACTTGAGCAAACACTTTAACAAACTTTGTATTACCATCTCTTGATGCACCTTTGACTCCAAGAATTGTACCCTTGTTGCCATTATCTAAATTTACATTTCCTGAGAAATCAATTTTGATGGCTTTTTCATTGTTGGCATCATAAGGAAATAATACCCAATCCTTCTGCTTACCACTACCATTGTCTGACATTCTGTCCTCCATTTTTTTTTATTGATTGTTGTTGTGATTCAAAATCTTTTTCTATTGAATCATTTTGTTTCTTCCAATCGGAATACAAAGCAGTCAACTTAGTTTCGGTTGTTTGCTTTTTAATTGTATCTTTAATTGAAATTTGTTGAGTAGATCCTTTTTGATTATTTAAGGCATTTACTAATTCTTCTGCACTAGCATATTCAGTTCCTGATAAACCAAAGGCTGCTAAACATCTTCCTAATGATGAACTACTACAATTCTCCATAGCACTTGTTTTATTTATAAAGTTAGCATTTCTATGTTCTTCTGCATGACCAACAGCATAAATAGTATCAGAAATATATAGTTCGGTTTTAACGACAACTCTATCATTATCATGGAATAATATTTCTTCATTAAATCTAGCTTCAGGGAAATATTGTAAAAGGTGTCTGTGTCTTTCATTAACTGTAGAATATTTTTTACCTTTAATATCAACAGTTGGAATATTCTTGGCATTTATTAAACACTCCTTTCGTCTTTCTTTGAACCCTCCCTTACTTTTTTCTTCTGTCGTCTGTGGCTTTAGTTTCATTGTTTCCTTTCTTTTGTTGTATCTTTTGGTTTTCTTTAATTTGGTCAATATCTTTCTGAGCTTTAGCTTCTAAATAACTTTGATTCTTTGCAATCATTTGATCTTTTAATTTAAATAAATCTAACTCTTTATTAAGTTTTGATATTTCATCATCTCTTATGTGCAGTTGTTCTATAAGTTTCTTTTCATTGTTTTCATAAGTTCTAATTTTAGTTTGCATCTTTGCAAGTTCCATCATCACATTATCTGTCATTTTTTCCCTTTCATAACTTCTTCAAATGTTAATTTATGAACAATAATATCCTGTACTGCCTGACCTACTATTGCTCCTATATCCATGTTAAGATTTGAGGCTAATGCTTTTCTTTCTTTAGCAGTTAAAATTATGTAATCATTAAACCAAATATCCATGCTTTTAGATAGCTGACTTGGACTTAAATGATCTGCTGTAAAAGTGCCTCCTTCTTCTTTTCTTGTCCACTCTTTACCAATTGTTTTCATAGATTCTCTTTATTATTATATACAAAAAGTGTCAATAAATTATACATATTAAATTCAATTTGTGAGTTCATTATCAAATATTATGGTTGAGTTAAAACTAAAAGATATTCTTTCATTATCTTTGTCATCTGTATTAAATGGGTAAACTACATGAGATAGTGAATTTGGGAACAATATCCAATCTCTAACCTCTGGCATAACTCTATAAGAATTATTATTAAACATACCCTCAGATCCCTCTAAAAACTCTGTTTGACCTGAGAAATCATTATGTTCTTTAGCATTATCCGTTGAAATCATATTAGGAATTTGTAAATAACCTACGCAGCTTAAATGATAATTA